ATAGTATCTGCATCTGTTTCTGAAACTTCAAAAGTGAAATTAAATATTTTTGGATTTTGATGTTGTGCAAGTCCAAATAATATGCGGTGTTCATAGCCATCTGCAAAACGAACTGTTCTAGTAAATGGTGCAGACCTCTTTTGTTGTCCGTATGTAGGTTTTATTGAGGGAAACGTAGCCATTATGCAAGTAATCCTCCTGGTCTCTTCTGTTGTAATATTTCAGATTGTACTGCAACTGAGATAAGACGACCAAGTTCTTTTCCCTTATCCTCATCTCCTTCAACAGAAGATCCAGAAGCATCTACATTTACTACTACATTTGTAGATCCACCTAATTGACTATTTGGTGTTATTTTACCCGACACACCAGGAGTAAATATTTCTGGTCCACGCTCTCCCACTACATAGGGCTTACCCCCAGATACAGGACCACCATTTGCTCTAAACCCAAGTAAGCCGAATAGTCCACCTGTTACCGTTGATCCCCCTGCGTTACCAAACAGTGCATTATTCAGTGCCATGTCTAGGAATCTATCTGCCACATTATTAAGTAAATCTCCGAGTGTTGAAGTTCCCTTTATAAGTCCTTTTATCCCGTCTTTTATGTCGGTTTGTATTGTCGTTTTCATTCTGTCAAAAGCATCTAATGTTTCTAAAGCTGCCTTATTTAGATCGTGAGTAGCTTCTTCTTCAGCCCTTATTCCATCTATAGTCTCATCTATCTCATCTTTTATATCTTCTAAAGTAGTTAATCTTGCTTGATCTACGTCATTTAATACTCCGTTTTCTCTCTGAAGCTGTAGTAGTTTATCTATTTCTACCTGTAGAGACTCTTTACTTCTTGTTGCTTCTTTTTCTAATTGAGCTATTGTCTTTGCTATCTCAGGATTCAAGCCCTGTTTACGAAGTTCTACTATTCTTGCTGTTTCTGCACGTTCTTCTTCGATGGTCTTTACCACTGAAGTAAATCTTTCATTCAATAAATCAGCTTCAGCCCTTGTATCAAATACAGACCTAAATATTAACTTTCTCTTGTTGAGTGCTTCTTGTGCTAACCTAGCTTCCTCACTTAAAAGTTCTGTAGGTATTCCAACCGTACTGCCATACGGACCAGGTACAGGTGCTATTACTGTGTCCTTTTCCATAGCATTTATTCTTCTCTGTTCAGCTTCAATAGCTAAAGCCTCTACATTATTTTCCGATACTCCTATTGCCACCGCACGATCAGCAGCACTTAAATTTAGATTTTTCTGTATTCCTAAAGTTTCTAGCACAAAATTAGCTATTCCTGCTGTAAATGCTTGAATCCTTGTTATTGCTGTAGCAAATTCACTATTCATAAGTCGGGCAGTTTCTCCAAACTCTGTTAACGCAGTTACACCATCATCTCCTATTTGAGTAGCCAGTAAATTTATGGAAGCGTTAAATGCAGCAACCTTACCTTCAGTTTTTTCTATTAACTTTATTCGGGCTTCTTCGGCTGTTCCCTGTAGACCCAATGCTGCTACGGCAGCTTCGCTATTCTGTGTAAACGGACCAAGGGATTTTCCTAGCTCTGTTATTGCTGCGATAGCTTGATTTATTGATTGTACTGCTGCTGTGGCAACGATACCTCCAGCAAACCCACCCATTTGACCAAACATTCCACCGATACCACCACCTAAACCACCAGCGATAGCACCTACTGGACCTTGACCAAACAGTAATGGAAAACCACCACTAATTAAAGCACTTTGAAAATCAAATCCTTGTTTTATACCTATTTTTTGAGCAAAACTTCTTCTAGGTTGAGGACCATATACACCAGGTCCAGATCCAGCAAATTTACCACTAGCTATATCAAATCTTCTCTGCATATCACGCCCTGATAATTGATTCTGATTTGCTATTATCTCAGCCTTCTTTTGTTCAGCTTTTACCTCATTCTCTATTATTTTTAAGTTTGCTTTGCCTAAACTAAGTGATTTCTTTCTATTTAAAATTGCCTGTTTCTGATTTGACGCTGATCTTTCCTCCATTCTTGCGAGAGCTTGTTGAACGGGAGATGAAGGGGTAGTTGGGTCGTTAAGAATTGCAGCTATATTAGCGGGAGAGCCAACTTGCGTTGGTTTACCAAACACAGGAGATGCTATGCCTGTGCTTAAAGCAGCTTGTTTAGTTTTTTGTTCTGTTATTTTACCCTCAGTTATCAACTGATTTTTTGAAAGTATTATTGCTTTTTCTCTTTTTTGTATCATTACCTTTGCCATATCTACTTCGCCTCTTCTTGCTACATCTATTGCAAGGTCTAACTTCCTTATCTGATCTTTTACATTGAAATTTGACTGCTCTAGTTTTAGTAGTTGACCTTTGGTTCTTAATGCTCTGTTTTCTGTAGCTAATATCGCTATTTCTTTTTTAAGAACTGCATCTGAGTTGCTTAATGCCTTTTTTGCTTTAGCATTTTGAGTTTTACCCAGACTACCTATCTTTTTACCAACAGTATCTAAATCCCTTGTAAGGTTTCTAGTATTCAGTTTTATATTTACTTCGTACTCGGTTGCCACTAATTCTTTCCGAAAATACAGATATTAAAAGTTTAGCGTACTTTGCGTGTTTGGGCTTGCCTTCTTGCTTTTTCGTAAGCCTCTTCTTCTCTTTCATTTTTAAGAGCAAAATAAGCACTCCACGCATATAACTCGTGTACAGACATTTTTTCTCTTAATTCTTTATGGGTGTACCCCAATTTTTCAGCTATAAAAAACTGTAAATATATAAAATTATCCTTTTTTAACTTAGCTTTTTACGGCATCGGGGCTTGCCTCCTCGCCCACTCCCTGCATCTTAGTCATAATGTCCAGTAAGACCGACATCGGTATTTCTCTTCTGAGCACAGGTAAATCGGCTGCTGTAAATATTTTTGCACCTGATTCATCTTCGGCTTTTGTAACAATAACTTGAAGAGCAAAGTCTAAACTTCCTTCTTCCTTACCTTTGTTCATAGCTATTAGTGTACTGTTTATTGTGTCTCTATCAGCTATAGTTAAAGGAGACCAAAATATTTTTAGTATAAGTTCTTTTCCTTTGAAGATAGCGTAGCTATTGCGTTCTTCGACACTAAAAGCCTGTTTTAGTTTGTCGATTGCTCTTGTTGTTGGCATAAAAAATTATATCTATTTCTGTAGTATAACTTAAAGACCAGTTTATGTCTTTACTACTTCAAACCAAACTGTGAAAAACCTTCATCAAGATCCTGCTCTAGTGAAGTTTTTAAATAGACATCGTACCAGTCAGGCTGATTAGGTATTGGAGTTGTATTTTTATCTGGGAATAAATCTTCATACATACTTCCATCTTCAGGGTGTTTCTTCTTGTTTATAACAAAAGCTGCATAGTTTACTTGGTTTCCTATGTACAAATCTTCATTTAGCTGAGTAGGTATCAACTCTCCTTTTGTAGGAACTCTACCGCTTGCCTCTGTTTCAGGATCACCCTCTCTAGGCTTAGTAGCAGCTACAGGACTTCCTTTTTGTACTTTCCATGATCTATTAAAAGTACCTGTCCAGAAAGGACTTCTATGTTGCAAAGTAAAATGAATCTCTGATGCTGCTATGCTTTTGCCCATTAAGATAGCATCTTCTATATCTTTAGTAAGTTGTTTTATATCTTTACGCATTGGCTGTAAAAGTGCAGTTTACTACACTCATAAAATGACTTTGGTTTTCTGCTGTGACTGAAGTTGGACCATTGATCTCACCTACTCTTGGAGTTACAGAAAAAGTATCAGTGTAGGTTGACTTATTTACTGAAGTAAGACCTGTTATCAGCAATTCGGATACAGCAGATGCAGCAGCAGTTCCTTTGTTAGATGGAGTCATAACTGCACATCTTATAGTTCCTGCATAGTAAGATTTCGCTTCTCCCTGTGGTTGAGTAGTGGACTGTGTGAAGTCCATGTTTACCATTATGTATTTTTTGTTTTTACCTGGTTTTGAAAAAGGAGTGTTATCAAAAACGATAGTTATTGTTGGATCTTCGTCATTAACAGCGTTCATAATTGCTGTTTCAAATGCTGCTCTTGCGTTTACTAAACTCATTAGAAAATTACGTCAATACGGAACAGGTATTCCTGTCCACCTTTTAATGTGCGAATGTCTGTTATTTTAGCTCCTCTTGTCGATCCAGAAAATGTAAGAGTTATCTCATCTTGGAGTAAAGGTTGATTATCACCTATCAAGTCTGGTGTAATGTAGAGTCTTGCAATGTTCTCCTGAAACCCAGATTCTTCAGTAGATTGCACAAACTCGATAGGTACTTTAATTGTATAGTTTGTGTCTACTGT